TAAGAAAGATTCCCCCCTACCCCCCAAGGGGGGTGACGATTTGGAAATTGGAGGGGCTGAGGAAGCAAAGCCTTGGGAGGGCGGGGCAGGCTGGGCAGAATTCGAAAAGGCTTGGCACGAACCTATCCTGCGGCAATCGATTGCGCGGCAGGTTTGGTCTGCCCTCAGCGCGGACGAGCGGGCGTTAGCGACGAAAGCTGCCAGCGGTTACGCCACCTATCGAAGATCGCAGAAAAAACCTCCCAACGTCATCAATGCGCACACTTTCTTGCGGGAGCGGGACGCCTGGTCGGGCTTTGCGCAACACGCGCCCATACCGTCGGCGCCAATCCAAATAGCGCGGCACTTCGTTGCCGTCGGCAGCGATGAATGGAAGGTGCTTCGGGTCTTGCTTGCCATTGCAGGCCGACCGGAACCGGAAGCCCGCTACGTCGCCGGGCAGGACGGCAAAGGACTGCAACTCACCACGCCATTACCCGCCTTCGCCCTCTCGTTGCTTCGCTACGCCGTCGACTACAAAGGCGAGCTCGACACCCGTGAATGGAAAATCATCGAGCCGAAAACGCCGATTGGATCGCAACAGATCGGCGCATGGCGCGAGCGCTTTGCGGAATGCCTTGGCTATCCGTGTGAAGCCTGGAATGTGCCAACAGGTGAAACGCGAGAGATGGATATCGGCTGGCGCATCATTCCTGACTTCCCTGTCAAGAAGCTCGGCCTGCGGGTGCCATGCGACTGGCCGCCAAGAAAAACAGCCGACGACGATTCAACAAAAACCGCGTGAGGGGAAAATGCTGGCAAAGTCACCGAAGGGAAATCTCGGCATCGTGTGGGCTGCCGTGATCGCAGAAGCCGAGCACGTCCTCAACCGCCGCGTTGAGAGGCAAAGGGCAACCGATGCGGAAGTCTCGGCAGGACCAGCCAAATGGTATCTCGTGCGCACGTTGCCGGGCGATGATAAGCGGGCCTTACGTTGGCTTGCCCGCCGTCGCTTCGGGGTATTCCAAGCTGTGCAGCAACGCTGCGGCGGTCCTGACGGCGATCAGCCAGTGCAGGGCTATGTTCCTGTCTTTCCGGGCTGGTTATTTGTGTTCTGCTGGGATGTGGAGAAGATGCGGGCCAGGATCGAATCCTCTCCAGGCGTCATGAAGCTGCTGTGTGACCCAGCGACGAACAAACCGGTGCCGATTGATGAAGGCTTTATTGATCGGCTGCGGGCCCTGAGTTGGGTCTACAACGAGAATGCCCCTCATGCCCGGCATTACTCGGCGGTACGGGCAGAACGCCAGGTAACGCGGCTGAAGCCGGTCCGAAACAGGATCAACAAACGTACCCGAAAGGCGCTCGACAACCTCAAGAGCGCGCTACGAGCCACAGGAAGATGGGAGCAACCCCTGTGGGAAGAAGCGAATAGGCTTGCGCCTCACGAAAGAATCGCTCTACTTCAACGCACGCTGAATGCACCGCTCTTGTGAGGTTGGTCGTCAGACCGTAATCCCTTAGAGCCGTTGCGGATGAGAGGGCAAATACCCAGCCCCGGCAAAAGCGAAGCTATCTCTTAGAAAGTAGGGGCCGCCCCGCTGCAAACGAAGACGGCCCCTTAGACGGCCAGCCCTTTTGGAAGGGGCCTAGCCGGGAGTACCAACACCACATTTATAGCAACAGCCCTGGCTCCCGCCGGGGCTTTTTGCATTCATAAGGTATGGGAGATGTCGTCAAGCTCGCATTCGGTCGGCAACGGCGCGGCGTATCGCTGCCAAAGCCTCGCGCCTGCGAGGAATGCGAAGAGCCGATTGAGACGGCAAGGCTTCAAGCCATGCCGTCAGCACGACGCTGCATCTCATGCCAAAGCAGCCGCGAGCGACGGATAGAGCGCCAACTCCAGGGCGCAAGAGACCGAGACATCGTCATCATTCGCGGTTAATGAGCCTTACTTCCGCTTATGGCCCTTGGATTTCAGGTGAGCTTCCACCTTATCGGCCATGACGCCTACGGCAGACACGGCAGCCTTCAGTTCAGCTTCCGAACAGCCCCACTTATCCGTCCAGTATTTAACTTCCCATGTCTCGTGCACGTTCACACGCGCGCGGTCCGCTGGGCCACGGTTGGTTAGATCATCGGCCATTGGGCTTCCTCCTCGTCATTGGAAGTGAGGAGAGTAGCACGCTCTGCACGGCGGCACATGGGGTGGCACGGGTACCCCACCCCCCCTTCACGGGTCCTTCCCGGCGTCAATGTAATGCGGGCGGCAAACGCGCATTGGGTATCCAGTTGCGGTGCAATTTGAGAGCCTAAACCCCGCTAAAGAGCAGCCTAAAGACAAGCCTCAAATCGGTAGGGTTGACGTGAATGTTTCAGCAGAAACACCCTCGGTCGTTTCCAAATCCCAATACGCGTTGCTGAAGAACGTCTCGCCGGGGCGTGTGTCGCAATGGATTTCGGAAGGAAAGATTGAGCCTGACGCCCTTATTGGCGACGGCCGCGGCGCACGCATTGATGTTGCCAAGGCTGACGCCTATCTGCGCCGCAAGCTCGACATCGGCCAGCGTTTCGGAAATGGACTTTCAACGCGGCTGGATACGCAGGCTCCTATTGGCGACGCATCCGGACCAACAATTGCCCCACGCGCTCCCGGCGATCCGGTCGAAGAGCAAATCAAGCTCGAAAAGCTTGAAGGGTTGCAGCGCGAGAACAGAAAGCGGGCAGAGGAAGAAGCGGCACGCGCCGGCCGGTATGTAGACAGCGAGCAGGCCGCCAGCCAAATGGCGAAGGTGGCGCTGCAGATGCTCTCGGTATTTGAGGGGTCGCTGTCCGAGCTGGCGACGTCGATCGCCGCAAGGTTTCAGGTCCCCCAGCGCGATGTGTTGCATCTGTTGCGCGGCGAATTCCGCAGCCTCCGCGCTCGCGCGGCGATCAACATGAAGGAGGCGTCCTTGGCCTTGCCCTCCACGATTGAAGACGAGATCGCTCCGGTGGAGTAGTTATGGGTATTATGCTCGCTAATGCCGAGCGCATGGCCATGGAAGCCATGGCCGGTGCGCTGGAGCCGCCCCCGACTATCGACTATCTCGATTGGGCGGAGCGCAACGTCTTCATCGAAGAGGGATCATTTCCTGGTCCGTACAACCGGACCATGTTTCCTTACTTCGATGAGATCCTGCGGGCGCTGAGCCCGGAAGACCCGTGCCGCTTCGTCACGCTGATGGGGTCGGCACAGGTAGGCAAGACAACAGTTGCTAATGTTTTTACGTGCGGCACGATGGCGATGGGGAAGGGGACCTTCCTTTATGGTCACCCGACCGAAGACAACGCGAGGCGATGGTCTAAGGTCAAGTTGCGGCAGATGGTGGAGAGTTCGCGCGGCTTGCGCGGAATGTTTCCACAACGGTCGCGGGACGGCTCTGACGCGGTTCTCTACAAGGAAAGACGCGACGGGCTTTTTCAGCTTTTCATAACCGGCGCCAACTCGCCGGCGTCCTTGTCGCAGATCACAGTGCACTTTCAGGTGCAGGACGATCTCTCAAAGTGGGAGATGAATGCGGCCGGAGACCCGGAAGCGCAGGCCGACAATCGCTCCCGCGCAGTCGAGTTCGCGAAAATCTTGAAAGTGTCGACGCCCTTGGTTGTGCCCGGGTGCCGGATCAGCAAAGACTTCGAAGTCGGCAGCCAGGAATATCCCTACGTCCCCTGTCCCCATTGTCAGCACATGCAGGTGCTGGAATGGGAAAACATGCTGGCCAACCTCGATCCGAAAAAGCCCGAGGCTGCCTGCTTTCATTGCGTTGGATGCGGTGCCTCGATCGAGGAACATCATCGCCCGCAGATGCTCGGCGGTTTCGATTGGCGATCCCACAACCCGTCCGCCAAGCGCGAGCATCGTAGTTTTTGGATATGGTCTGCATATTCCTATCTGCAGAGCTTCGAGCGCATCGCGCGGGAATGGCTCAAATATAAAGGGGATCAGGCCGGCGAAAAGACGTTCGCCAACGACACCGCTGGTAAGGCATATATCGCACAGGGCGAAGCGCGCTCCTGGGAAGAATTACGGGATCGCGCAGCCACTTCAAACTATAAAAAAGGGGAGGTCCCTGCCGGCGCGCTGGCGTTGATGATGGGAATCGACTGCAATCTTGATCGCGTCGAATGGCAGGTGGTCGGCTTTGGCCGAGATCATCGGCGCTACGTGGTTGATTACGGCGTTATCCCGATCCACATCAGCGAGAAGGTCTGCCAAGAACGCCTTGCGGCTGTCCTTTATCAGACTTGGCCG